GCCCAAAGGTCACTTTCCCAGCGCGGCCTTGATCCCAAGCCAAACCGCGCCGACGAAGCCGGTCACGATGACGGTAATCACCGCCTTGAACGTGTAGCTCTGCGCCTGCTCGACGCTCTTGCGCCACCGCCGGAGGTGTTGAAAATCCGCACGAAGCTCTTTGCGGTCTTCCTCGTCGAGCCCGAAGGAGGTCAAGATGGTGGCAATTCCCCTGAGCACGACCGCGTCCACGTCGCCACACTGCATGCGCGTCTGCTCAGCCAGCGCCTCCGCGACGATGGACCTGATTTCATGGTCTTCCGTCGCATTCATCGCCTGATGATCCTTGCCACGTTCTCAAATCCGCGCTTGGCGAAATAAAAGGACACGACGAGATTGGACGTGACGGACGCAAATCCGGCGAGCGGATCCGTCGAGCCCAGCCCTAAAACCTTGTCCCACACCAGAAGTTTGCCGAAATACAGGGCCACGAAATAGCCCATCAACTTGTCCGGCTCGTACCAGCGCCCTAGTTCGGCCGTCCGGTAGATCATGATCGCATTGGTTTCGGCGACCTGCGCCGCGATCTCGCTCGCCGCCAGATCGGAGGCGATCTTCGCGTCGACGCTTCCGGCCTTCAGCTTCGCGTTGTAGGCGTCGACCAGCCCCCTGATCACAGGGCCGCCGAGAAACGAGACGAGCGCCATCCACATTCAGTTCACCTTCCGAAGCGTTCGCAAGCGGGCAACGATCGTGACGAGGGAAATACCGAGCAGGATTCGCCCCGTCGTCCTGGCGTCGCCGACCGCGGCGCTGATCTGGTCTTTCAGAGCAGGGTCGCCCAACGCATCCGAAATGCCGTCGATCGCCGACATCAGGATGCCCAGCAATGCCAGGCAATAGCCCCAGGCGATCGTCAGCGAATGCAGGCAAGCCGTCTTCATTCTGCCAAACATCAGACCGACGCCTTCAGTGCGGCGAGTTTCGCCTCGAGCGATTTGACGAGAGCCTCGCTTCCCCTGATCGACTGAATGATCCCATCCTTCAAATACCAGCAGCTGGTGAACCCGCCCGCGAAAACGACGATATCGAAAACAATCCACATGCTCATTTCCTTCCAAAAAGGGTTGCGATGAGTTTGGCGACGAACGCGCCGATCGAGCCTTTCGACGGATGCGCGAAAGAGGAATTGACTGTCTCGCGAGGAAGGGGACGCGCCCCCGTAGCGACCGGGCTCACCGACGATTTTCCGAACGCAATCGAGGCGTCGAGGGTCGTCATCGCCAGCAACAATCCGGCGCAGCCCGGTTGGCTGTCGACTGCGGTCGCATCGAAGACCCCGTCGCGAACATATTTGCCGGAGCGATACTGATCTGTGCCCGACCAGACGTAGGGCGACGGACGCCCACGGGCCGCATAACCCAGCCCGTTGTATTTCTCGAGCAAGGTGAGCGCGCCGCCGATGCTCCAGTCCTCGTTGCGGGCGGCGAAGGGGGCGCAGTGAACCAACGCGTCGACCGCCGCATCTTCCCAGGACTCGAACGGTCCTCTCCTGGCCGGCACGTGCACCGATGCCCTGTTCCAGGGATCGCCCTGGGCCAGCGACCCGGCCCAATCCTGAGAGCATTCCCGCTCGTGGATGACGGCGATCACAGCCCAGGGAACGGCGGTTCGCGCGGAGACGGTCTGGTACCGGGCCTTGGCTGCGGGCGCGACCAGCCGGTTGGCTGCGGACGAGAAGCTGCGCTGGAGCCTTGCATTTGCCCAGCGCCTCTCGTTCGCTGCCTTGAGGGCGACGAGATCGATCATGTTTGCTCGTTGGGTGAGTCTGTTGCCGGCCACTGGCGCGGGCAAGCAAGCCGGCGCTTGATAGGCCGGGGGTCCGAAGTTAGGCTGCGTGGATGCGTGGAATGATCAGAGAAAATGCGGCCTTGCGCCGGCTCTACTATCGGATGCGAATGCTTCGGGCCCAGGGGCAGTCCGACGAAACGCAGATCATCGAACGCCTGGCTTCAGACGCCCCCAAAACCTTTATCGAGTTCGGCTTTCACCCGATCCAGTTCAACTGCATTTCGCTGGCAAGAGATCCGTCCTGGCGCGGGCTCCTCGTCGACGGCAGCGCCCGGCAGGTTGCGGATGCGCGTTCGCTCTATTCCGACCGAATAGACATTCGCCAGTGCTTTCTGACCCTGGAAAACCTCGACTTCATCGGGCACAGCTTCGACGAGATCGGCGTACTTTCGATAGACGTGGACGGTAATGACTACTGGTTTCTGCAGGCGCTCATCGGCGCAAGGCCGGCCGTCATCTCGGTTGAGTACAATTCGACTTTTGGTTCGCAGCCCATTTCGGTTCCCTATGATCCCTCATTCGACAGATTCCAAAAACATCCATCCGGCTGGTACCACGGCGCTTCCCTGACGGCTCTGGCCAAACTCTGCGCCGACCACGGCTATGGCCTCGCCGCCGTGTCGGAAGCCGGCGCCAACGCGTTTTTCACAAGGAAGGGGGATCTCGATCCCGCGACCGCCTGGCGACCGAATGCGTTTCGGGAACGATACTCGGGAAAAGGACACAAAGAGCAATGGGAGGCCGTCAAGGATCTACCGTTCGTCCGAGTTTAAGTGTTTTTGAGCATTTGCTTTAGTCGCGTCATGGGGCGCCGATTGCACCAACTTCGGTCCAGCGTTAGCCGCTCAGAGCACTCGGATAATGTAGTTGCAGACGATTGTGGGCTGAACGATAGCGTGAGATGCGCCGCTGCCCGCGCTGCCGGTAGTATCAGCGCCATTGCTGCTGTTCACGCGAACACCGGTTAAAGCGGGCGCGGTGTTGGCGTTGTTTGGTGTGACATAAGTCGGGTTGGATGAGGTGACAATTGTGGCGTTCGCTTCGACGCTGGCTGCTCGGTCAGTTTGGTGTGAATGGCCCGGATCGGAAATGATGGCAGTGTGAAAATGGGACGGCATTTCGGCGATCGTCAGCGCATGGTATTCTAAGCCCCCCCACGCGCCGAGAGCAACCGCCGCAAAGCCGGACGATTGGCCGAAATAGGTGGCGGTCAGGCGGCTGGCGGCTGAGCCCCCCATATTGTCCAGCGCGGCGGACGTGCGGCCGCGCTTGTCCGGCAGGCTGAATGTAGCGCCCGATCCGTCCCCGTTGCCGTAAATCGTTCCGATGATGCCGAACAATGCCGCATAGGTGCTGCGCGAGAGCGTCTGGCCGGCGGGAAAAGCAAACGCACTGTTCGGCGCCGTGCTGCCCCAATAGTCCATGCCCGCGCCAATCGGAACATTGTAGGGATTGCCAAAAAAGTTGTGCAGGTAGAACGCCCCGTCGGTGTTGTTGTAGGTCGCAACGTAAGGCGTCCCCTGAATGATAGTCCCAGCCGGCAATTCAGCATTCGGCGCCGAACGGAGCGGCCTGGCGCCCAGCGAATCCACGTTCAGCGTCACGGTGGCGCCGTTCGTCACGTGCGGCGTGAACGCAATCATCTGTCCGTGTAGGTGAACGAGCGAATCGAACAGCTCGTAGGAGGCTACCGTGTATGCGGTCGACGAGCCGGACGTGACGATGGCACCGGCTATGTCGTCACGGTATTTTGCGGTTGCCGCCATCATGGCGCGGGCCGAGTCGTTGATGCTCGAAGGCGCCTGGCCCTCGGCCCAGTTGATGGTGGAATCCGCCGTGGCGTCGGCGGCCGCCGTCTGCGACCACTTGTACAGAGTCATGCTGGTTTCCTTGAATCAAAGAGACGTCGAACAGCAACGCCGAGGGCGGTTCATCGCGAAGCTTGTGCCTGTCGCACGAGCGGCTTCTCGCTGTCGAGCCCGAGATATTGCGAACACGGGCAAGCCGGTGCACGCGCCGTCAGGAGATTGCGGACAACGTCCACGGGAACCCCGGGACTGCCTTTGGCGACCGCCGCGGCTCGGGCATCGATGATCGCCTCAATCTCGGCGCGGAGTTCGCTGATTCTCTCTTCAAGCGTGGGCAGGCGCTGGGGCTTCATGCGTGTCGTTGCTTTCCGTCTGTTGTGATGATTGCGCGAGCTTTTGTCGGGCGGCAGCAGCCTCGTTCTGTGCACGCCGCAGCGCCTTTTCCCGCCGGGTTTCCTGAGCCGCGACACAGAGCTGCACATCATAAGGCAGCGACCTGAATCGCTCCCTGCAGTCAGCCGGCCAGGAACGCGGCGGCGGAATGCCGGCGAGGTCGCTGATGGCCGCAGCAGCCGCGCCGCCGAGCGTCGGATCCGCCAATCCCAGCGAGCGGTGCAGCTTCGAGATTTCCTGGACCGCGGGCCACAGGCGGCCGATGCCGAGCGCGGCGCAATCGGTGACGAAGCGGGCCACGGTAGCCGGCGCGGCAGGGCATGATGAAACGACGTTCAGTTCGCACCACCTTACAAACATCGGCGCCGCGCGCAGCCGCGCCTGCGCCAGCGCGGCCAGCACCGGGTTCGTCATCGCCTCGCCTTGCGCAGCGCCTCGTGCATGTCGCCCATCTGCCGGCGCAAATCCATCAGCTGCACGCGCCGCCTCAGGCTATGCGGGCTGGAATCGACATCGCCGCGCAGCTCGGCGTCGAGATTTTCCAGTGCTGCCGCGCGCTTGCCCAGGCTATAAAGTGCAAAATTGTCGGCGATCTGGCCCATGGTCATCGGCTCGCCGTAGAGATTCCCGGTCAGCGAGTCCGCACGTTGAACGAAATCCCGATTATCGTCTGCCATTCGAATTCCCCTTGTCTGAGGCGCATCTGCGGAGGCGCATCACAGGCGCCGCGTCATATCACCTCAGCGGTTGCCGGATCTGCGCGCCCTGTAGAGCGCGACCGCGTCCTTGAGGTTGCCTGAGCTCGAAAGCCTGGCGCTGAGTGAACGCAGGTCGCCCTGATCCCGCTCTGCGGGAGTCCTCGCGCTGCCGGGCCGCTGCACCGGCGGCAATGGTCTTGCGGCGGCCGTGTCCCTCGCCTTCATCATCAACCGGTACTTCGCCGCGTCGTACATCATGCGCTGGAAGATTGCGTTGCGCATCAACGGCTCGCTGTTGAACAACCGGTTCAATTCCCCGGGTTCGATGCCGCTCGCTTTGGCGGACGCCACGATCTCGGCTGCGACCGCGCGCTGGGTTTCGACCGGCTCGCCCTTCAGCATGGTATCGAGGCGCGCATCCTCGGATCGCGCGTAGTTTTGAAAGCTGTGCTGCGCGATTTCGGCCTGCCGCCAGTTCTCCTGCTGCTGGAGAGTGAACAACCGCTCGGTGGTCGCAACGATAGCCTGTACGCGCGCAAATTTTGCGGGCTCCTGCCGCGACATCAGCTCGAGCGCACCTGGCAGTTGTTCTGGAGCGATCCCGGCGAGCTCCGGGAACTGGCTGACGAAACTCGCCTGCGCGATCTGCGTCGCTGCGGCGAGCCCCTCGAGATAGCCCTGCCTCGCTTTCTCCACCTCCCCGATCTTCTCCTCGATGGCAAGGCGCACCTGCGGATGCCGGATGGCTCTTTCAAGCTCCGGATCCAGTTGCTCCGACGTGTCACCATCCTCGCGCACAGGCGCCCTGTCGGTTTCGGATCGGATCGCGTCGTTGCGGTCGGCCCCTTCAGCTGTCCTTGCATCCGCGCCGGGCCGCGGCTCGAAGCCGTAAAACTCGGCAGCATCCGGATCGCTGGCCAGCGCCTCGGCACGCAGGGCGTCCACGCGCGCCGCCAGATCATCCGCCGACCTGCTCTCCGCCATCAACCTGTCGGCCGAAGTTGCGCCGGCATAGTCGCGCGCGGCACGCGCAAGCGTAACCGCCTCACTTGCGGCTGCAGGCTGGCCGCGTGCGTCGGTGTATTGCCTGACGACGGGCTCGGCCCGTTCCGTCGAGAGGTGCTCAGCCGCCTCGCGCAGCGAGGCATTGTCGCTGCCAATGGCCTCTTCTTCCTTGCGCTCGCCGTCCGGCATCGCCGAATAGCCGGCATTGGCGAGGTCAAATTCCGCGCCGGTGAGCATGGGATCTACTTCAGTCGTCATGTCGAATGCTCCAGCGCAAGCGATCCTGGGTCTCGGCAAACGCCGTTAGCGGGAGGAAACGCGCAGCCAGGGATTGGCGAAAAGATCCGAGCACCCTCGGTCAGGAGAGCTTCTTGCTGAATGGACTCAGCAGGCTACCGATCCCGCCGGCGAGTGTCGCGAACTGGTCTATCCCCGACTTCTCCTGCGTCCCGGTGGTCGTGCCGTTCGTCTGCGAGCCGAGCTGTGCGATGGGTATGCCGAGCTGCGCGAGCAGGCTCAGCGTCTGCAAGGGGATGCCGCGGCGCTGCGCCTCTTCGGCCAAGGTGGTGTTGGCGCCGTAGTTCTGCGCATCGAGCGCGGACTGCGCCGCTGTCGCCCCCTGCCCCTGATTGGCTAGATAGTTCTGCTGCATCTGCGTCAATGCGTTGGCCGTGGTATTGCCCGCATTGTAGAGCGCGTTCGCGGCCGCGAGCCGGTTCGAGACATCCTGGTTGTATTGCGCGGCAATGACGGGAGCTTCTCCGGCCGCAACGCCGCGGCCAAGGGCCATCAGATTGGCGCCGCTGAGATCGCGGCCGGCGCCTGCAAACTGCGAATTGACGGAATCGCCAACGTCGGTCCGGATCTGCGCGAGCTGCTGGGCCAGCGCCGGATTGGTGCCGATCATGCTGCCGTTGGCATAAGGGGTCAGCTGCGTCCGATAGGCGTCGAGATTGCCCTGCACGTAGGGAGCCTGCGCCGTGGCCCCGCCACCGTTGAAGAGCGACTGCGCGTAGGCGCCGATCTGCCCTTGATAGGGATTCCCCGACGTAGCATTGCTCTGCAGCGTGTCGAGCGCGCCAGTTTCCGCCGACGTCAGGCCGGTATTGTTCAGGCCCGTGCTGATCTGCCCGAGAAGGTTCTGCAGCATCGGCTGCGTCGCCTGCCACGGCTGGGTCTGCGATTGCTGGGTCTGCGTGGTGGTGGACTGTCCGCCCATCTGCGTCACTCCTTGTAAGTCGTTGGATTGGTCTTGCGGCTCGCCACAAACGACGACCGAAGAACTCGAAGGGGTCGCGCGCCGCGGAGCGCCGTTTCGAGAGCGAGTCAGCCGAGCCGCCTCTCCATGACGACGTGGGTTGCCCGGTATCCATCGAGCACGCGCAGCCAGCCCTTTCGGCCATAGATTCGCACCGCGTGGCAGTCCTCGGTCCTCGCATAGTCTTCGATGCCAGCGATCAGCGGCAACCAAGACGCCATGTCCTTGCCGCCGCAGGCGGTGATGACGCAGACCTTGCCGGCGTCGGTTTGTTGCAGGAGGGTCGACGCCGCGGCATCGATTGCGAGGCCATTGCCCCCGCTCATGGCCAGCCACAGCAGGGCGTCACCATGGAGAATACCGTGCTCGATCTCGGCAAAGGCGGAGAGGCCGGTTCTCGCGACTGCATTGCGCAGCAATGGTGAAACTCGTGGCCAGATCTCGCGCACGCGACCCGGATCAACGCAAACCAGTTCGTCGGCGGACCAAGTTTTGTTCACGCCACGAGCCACGTGCGGAAGGAGCATTTGGCCAACCCAAATCTTCATCAGGTCATCGACAGACGAAATTGGAGCCTCTCACTCCGCGTCATCCGCCGGCTCGTATTTCGGAGGCTCGTCGGCTAATGTGTCGCCCAGCCGCCTTGGACGAAATTTGTTGTAGCGGTCGAACACATCCTTCCGAATGAGCCCTGTCGGTGCCCGATCGACAAAATCACGCTCGCGGCCGATATCGGGAATTTCTTTCGACATCTTCAGCGACATGATCTCCTCGAGAACGTTCGACAATTCGTCACCACGTCCGAGTTTCAGAAGGATGCGCGCCTTGTTGTTGAGAGCTTCCCGTCGAAAAAATCCGGTTCGCCAGGCACGCTCCAGTGCAACGTCGATCCACTTCAGCGCCTCCATCGGCTCATCCAGAACCCACAGGTACATCCTTACTTTGCTGAGCACCGGCCGAACCTCGTCGGGATAGCGCTCCAACATTCCGTCCAGGACCTGCAGCGCTTCGTCGTCTCGTTCAGCGTCGCACAACAGCCACGCGAGCACGTCGCTGAAGTAGGGATGGTCGTAGCCTTCCGTCGTCCGAAGGCGCTCAGCGACCTGTCGGATGACGAGGTCGAGCGGCGCGGTTCGGCGCAGCTGATCGACCCACGCATCGAATTCAACAAACGAGCGACCCGGCCGGATGAGAACCTCCTCCTATGAACCAATGCACTAGTAAGAACAAATCGAGAACAATGTCAACCCAGACATTGGTCATTCGAGCCCTTTGCTTATCGATCAGGGTTGATCCAGATCTCCTCGTGAGGATCTGGTCTCCATTTCGGAGGCTCCCACGAGGGAGGGGACCCGCCGTTGGCATAACAAGCCTTGAATCGATCGCTAGCGTTGTCCAAACAACCCCAGTAGTGGTGAGAGTGTGCGTATTCGTCGTAACGCTCTCTGCATTCGTCTTGCTCCTGGAGCCAGCGCCTTAAACAGAATTCATCGGGATCACCAGGCCTGTTTCGTCCCCTACCTCGGTTGCCTCCGAAGCCGCTGCTGCCACGCAAGGAATTCTTAGTTGCAGAAGAGCTTGTTACACCCGGAGCCCCTCCCTGAGGCGTCTTCGTTCGTCTTGAGAGCGAATCCGGATAGGAGGGCGTGTCCGACGGAAATGAGGGAGGTTCGTCTGATTTTGGCGCTCCTTCGGCGGGTGCAGGAACGCGCATCAATTTCCTGAAACTCGGGTCTAACTCCTCCGACGAACGCTGCCCCGCGTCGTTGCGAGCCGACCCCCTGTCGCGCGGATCCTGTTGTGATGGCCAGCCTAATATCCCAGCCTTGGGATCGCGACTGTCGTTCGGTGGCTGTCCTCCGGAGACCGGAGTCCTCTGCTCTTGCGCGCTCCTGCCCCGGGCGTCGGTGGGCAGAAGTCGCGATAGAGCCTCAGGCAACAGGTGCGCGCCAGCCCACAACCCGCCTCGCAACCATTGCGGAATTGGTGGTTCTGGAAGATGCGGCATTGGAATCTGCGGGAGCGAGCCCGGTCCCACCGGAAGCGGAACGAAACCAAGTCCCGGAATGCGAGTCACCACCGGAGCGCCAACGCCGACCGGCGCGACTGGCATCGGGACAGAGCCCCAACTCCAGCGGGGCGCCTCAGGCAGCGTCCCGAACAGTCTGCCAGGCAGTCCGCCTATTGGAGCACTGACGGCGTCAGGCGACTGACTATATGGGGGCAACGGAGTTCGGCTATTTGCCGCCGACGCATCCGGCTGGGGCGATGCGGACTGGCCGCCGAGCACACCGTACAGCCGGTAGAGATCACGAATATCTGGAATGAGCATCAAAAATCCCTTCACACGAAGAAATCTGCGCAATGCGCTTCAAAGCGCTATGATTGTTGACGATGGTTTGGAGCAGGTTGCGCGCCAATGAAGCGCCGGCAGGACGGTTATCCACCTAGGCGCAGACGCTAGGACAGAAGATCAATACTCAAGTCGGGGCATGCGCGGGATAACGCGAGCTTCGACGAGTATCGATCTCGAGAAGCGGAAGAGAACGGCTACAGTTTACCCCAGAATCGCCCACAAAAACGTCCGCCCGGTCGTCGCGGAGTTCGCATGCGAGATGGTGAAGGAGCCGTTCGTCACCGCGTTCACATACATCGTGCCGTTGCCGATCTCGGTTGCGGCATTTGCCGAGGCCGGCACCAGGATCGGCACCGATCCGCTGGCGCAGTTCGAGGTCGCAACTGACGTCGACGACACCCCGGACAGAAGCGTCACGCTGCCGACCGCATTCGACCGGCCGGCCGCGAGCTGCTGAATGGCGAGCACAATCCGTTTCAGATCGGTCTCGCTGATGCCGGGAACGTAAGCCGTCATAGCGTGCCGCTCATGGTCAGGTCGGGGACCATTCCGGCGCAGAACGTCCAAGAGGTCGCCGCGGGAATCCGAATCTTGAAGCGCGAATAGCGGGTGTCGCGCCGGAGGTCGCAACGGCCGGTCCTGGCATTGACCAGCACCTCCGTGCCGGCAGTCGCAGCCATGGACGGTGTGTCGCGCCAGGACACCGAGCCGTAGAGCGTCGCCGCGTCGGTAACGGGACGAAAGCCGCGGATCGTGATGCGGTTCTCGTCGGTGCCCTGCTCCGCGCTTTCAATCACCGCCTCGAGATTGTTACCGCGAAAGAATCCGAGCACATGCGAGTTCGAGAACTGCGCGATTTCCGGCTGCACGGCGGTTGCATAGGCGTCGAGGCTCAGCGTCATCGCGTCGATCGAAGCCGAAATGCTGTCGAGATTTTCCAGCGTCAATCCGGTCTGCGACATCCCCAGCAGGTATTCGCCAGTCACCGAGACGGGAAAAAAGCGGTCGAGCAGAAAATCATAGCCGAGCAATTTATCGTACGTGCCGAGCGCGCCGGACACGGACTTGTAGGCCCAGTAGACGCGCGTCGAGCGCGGATCGGCCGCGCCGATAAAGAGCTGCAGATTGCCCTTGTCGAGATCGGCGAGAAAGGTGCGGTCGACCTTCTCGCGACCGATCTGTTCGGGCACGCCGCCCGGCTCGATCTTGTGAAAACCCTGGCCCGCGTAGAAGAAGATCCGCTCGCCCGCCCGGATGATCGAATAGGGCGCGTAGAGTCCCTTGTCCTGGGTGATGCGATCGATCTGGAAGATGACCGGCGAGCCCGGCACGTAGGACATGCGCCGGATCGCCTGGTCCTGGAAGATGATTCCGCTTTCCCCGCCGGCGACGCCGCGGACGATGCCGCCATCGGGAAAATCCTGGAAGTCGGATGATTTGGTTCCGCTGGTCCAGCTGTCGGACGCATTGAAGTTGTTCAAGCCCGACCACTGGATCCGGTACGGCGTCGACTGCAGGCCGGACAGCACCAGGAAGCGTCCGACGACACTGATGTAAGCCGCCTGCGGCGGCGAGCCCAGTGCGTTGGCAAACGCCGTGGACGAGGTAAGATCGAACACCTGCAAGGTGGCGTTCGCCTGCGTCGCAAACACCAGATTGCCGGTCTGTGCAAACTGCCATTGCGCGCCGGCCGACAGCGCCGAATAGCTCGCCCCGCCCATGGACACATCGATCCACGTGAAATCCGTGTTGTTGAGCCTGTACAGCCTGGTGCCGGTGGCTGCGAACGTAATCACCGTTCCGTCGGCCTTCAGGGCATAGAAGGCGCCCCGGCAGGCGGACGGGAGGGCGGCCGTATAGGCCGCGAAGGAAGGGAAAGGGCCGTATCCGTCGCCGCGCGGAATCACGTTGAGAATGTTGCGCGTGGCCTGGCCCTCATAGTCGCTGACGTCGGGGCGGTATTCGCCATATTTGAGCAGAGGCATCATTCTTTGGTCCAGAGCTCGGATTGAACAGGGCTTGGCGTCCACACGACGGTCGATCCGGACTCGAGAGTCCAGGCTGCGTCTTCTGATGCTCTCGGCATCCAGGCTTCACCCTGAATTGGCGTAACCGCCCAGCTGCCTGTTTCCAAAGCGAGAGGAAACCAGGTCTCGAAATCGCGGCTATAGGTCGAGGCATAGCCGGCGACGACGCAAGCGCCAGAAACACACCCCAGCGAGGGGACGAATACGGCGGCGTTTCCTACGGCCAAATAGGCGCCGGCGCGCGCGGAGATGCTGTTCCCAAAGGTGCCGGCATTGCCCGAAACCAAGTAACTGCCCTGCGCGACTGACAGCCGAATCGGGAAGACCGCCGCATTCCCGTTCGCCGCCATGGGCCCGGTGGCGCCTGCGAGGCGGGCGGCGAACTGGGCTGTATTGCCGGAGGTCGAAAATCCGACTGTATTGACGTTCTCCGCGATCTGAAACGCCACCGGCATTCCGCCAATCGCGTAGGAGCGACTGACTGCGATCAGCACCGTGTTCGTCAGCCCAATGCCGGGCAATTGCCCGAGCGCGAAGCGCCCGGGCGCATCAAAGCCGAGCAGCGACATTTCAGGCCATGATCTTCAGCGCGGCCGCAATCGCATTCATGCGATCAGCACCGAGGATCGCAGCCAGGGCCTGCCAACCCTGCCGAAACCGCGCATTGCTCACCACCATCGGGTCGCGCTGGGCGGTCATGGCCTGCCACAGCAGCCAGTCCGGCGCGCTGGAGGCGATCGCCGGCTGGATCTTCGCGGCGTCGTCCGTGGTCAGTTGCGCCATCAGGTCCTGCGGCAGGACGGTCACCGGCGACGGCGACAGCGCCGAACAGGGATCCGGCGTGTTGCCGGGATTCGAAAGCCACGCCTGATATTCCTGCCAATCGCGGTTGGCGGGCTCGTCGGGTATCCAGCCGCCATCGCGCGTGCGGATCACAAAATCTTCGGTCGCGGTCAATTGGTATTCTGCCATCAGAGCCTCGCGTCGCATACCCACGTGCCGCTCAGGGTAATGCCCTCGGCATTGGTCAAGCCGGATAGCACGTAGCTGAAATACTTCGGATCGACGTTGTTCAGGGTCGGCGTGCAACTGGCACCCGCACCTCCGGAAATGTATTGCCAGCCTGTCTGTGTCACCGTTCCATTGGCGCGCTTTTCCTTCATGAAATGCACGGTGAAGTACTGGCCGGTGTTTGCCATCGACGAGAGATACAGAAGGTCCTCGGTACCCTTCTCGTAATAGCGCTTGCAGATGTCGAGTTCGACGTCATACGGGCGAAACAGGTTGGCCCAGTGCATTGGATTGAACGAATTGCCATAGGGCCCCTCGTTGCCCGCGATCGCAAAGGCGCCCGTCACGAGCACCGAGCTCGCGCTTGCAAAGAAATTGGAGGTGGAGGACGTGCCGATGAAATCTCCGGACGCCCAGGCGTTCGCAGTGGTTTGGCGTGACGATCCGCACGCAAGCGTAATGTAGACCCACGCGCCGACACTGTTGTTCGTGAGCCACGTCCCCGAAAGGTCGCCGGGGATGGTCACCTCGACAAAGTTCCAGCTGAACTGCGCAATGCCGCTGACGTTGGTCACGTAGCTGCGGTTCTTGGCCGAGTTCTGCACCGCGACCGAGATCGTGTTGCTGCCGGCAATGGTGGGGTCAATGATGAAGCCGACGGTTATCGGCTGAGCGTTGGCCGTACCCCAGGCAAGGCGCGCCATGCGCCAGCCCTCGATCGGTTGCGCGATATAGACGTAGTCGCCGGAGGAAAGCGACAGCCCCGCACCCCCGGCGCTCAACGTGCAGGTATTGATAAAGCCCGCAGGGGCAGTCGACGATTGCTGAGCGACGAACGACGCGGACGCGTTGCTGAATGCACACTTCCACCCGTCGACCACATATTTCGGCGTACCGGAAGCCAGCGAAACCGAAGTCGCTCCGTTCTCCTGGCTGACGTCCATCTGCCCGTTGACGAAGAGATTGCTCCAGGCCATTGCATCGAATGGAGCGGCATAGATGTTCTGACGCGCCTGTTGCTTCTGCGCGTCGGTAAAGCTGTTCGCCTCCTCGATCGAAAGCAGATCCTCCTTCAGCGCGACAATCGCGACCTGCGGCGCCGCCGAGAAATTGATTTTCGCGGTGGTGCCCGATGAGTTGTAGAGCACCGTGCTGCGCGCCAACACGCCGGTCGCGGTGTTGTATGCACCCTCGCCCAGCTCCCATTGGCTCAGGTCAGCGCTTTCCGCGCGATACTTGTAAGCCCTTCCATTGACCACGTTGGCGGCCGCGGGGCTCTGATATCCGGTGACCGGCGTGGAGTAGGTCCAGTCGGTCGTCCCGCCGGCTGTCGGGTTGAACCGGCATACATCCAGGAACGCTGCCATGTCAGGAGATCGTCAGAATGCCGTTGGTCAGGTCGGTGGCAACCGTGAAACTGTTGCCGTTGGTCAGCGTGATCGGCCCGCCATAGTCCCACCAGCCGATCAGAGGCTTGGTCGCGGATGTGCTGTTGTAGAGAACGGCAAATTCGAAGGGTCCGATCGAGCCGCCCGCCGCCGTCCAGGACGGCTGACTGCCTGCCGTAAACTTGAACACGCCGGAAGATTGCGCACCCGTCGTCGTCCCGACCGAGACGCCGCCCGCACCATAACCGTTCGCCGCCGCGAGGTCGGCCGGCGTGTTGTACACGGTGTTGGTGGCTACCGGCGCGGTGTTGGTCAGATAGACCTTGTAGACATGCGCCGTGCCGGTCTTCATGTCGTGCAACGCGTTCGCCAGGTCCTGCACGAAGCAATTGAATTTGTTGAACACTGCCATTTCACTGTTCCTAGATGACCTGTCCCGAGACACGGACCGTCATCGGTCCGGCGTTGAACGTCGAAGTCAGACCGAGGCTGTTGAGGTCGTTCAGCGCGGCCGCGAAACCGATCGCCCAGGTCTGAATGCGGGCGTCTTCCTTGATGTACGGCGCCGATTCCAGCAGCGCGCCGTAGAGGTAGAGATCCGGCGCGCACGCCAGCAACCAGTTGCTTCCGTTGGACGCCAGCGGCGGGACGACCTGCCGGTAGACCATCTCGATCGTGTAGGCGGCGTCCGGGGTCGGTGCGAGCTCGAGCTCGCCACCGAACACGGTGAAATAGCGCGGCTGCGCCGGAACGTCCGACGTCGCGAAACGATACTCGTCCAGCTGGGTGCCTGACTTGAACTCGATGCACGGCTTTCCCGTCACGCTCGACAACCGGACGCGGCGCATGGATTGAAAGTCCGACGGCAGCGAGATGAATTCGGGCTCGCTGGAGGTCAGGTCCGTGACGGCGATCGAGCGCCTTTCCATCTGGCGCACGAATAGCTGGCGGTTGAACTTGGCTTCGGCGAGCTGCACGAAAGTCGGAATTCGCGCGGTCAGCGTCGCATCCTGGTCGCGCGCGAGATATTCCGTCACGGCCGATTGCAGCGTGGTGTAATCTACGATCTGGGTCACGACAGCCCCGCTGACCAGCCCGCATGCAGCTTCGGCCGGTCGGTTCGCAAGTAAGCCCATTCGGAATCGTCCAGCTTCTTCTGCACGATTCGGTCGAACTCGGGCGTGAACAGCCGCAAGCCGGTATTTCCCCTTGCGTGCTCCTCGTTCAGCCATCGGAGATAGATGACGTTGGGAATGCGCGCGACATGGCGTCCCCAGTCGCCGTCCTGCTGCTCGCCGCGGGATATCCTGTTCCACTCCAGGATCGGCGAGACGTCCTGGATGTGCTCGATCGCAAGGTCCTTGCCGTTGCTGTCGAGGTGCGGGCAGATTCTGATGCCGTCCATCACGACATCTCCGTGACCCACAGCGTTCCGGCGGTCGCGGTGACCAGGCCATTGGTGGCAGCCTTGATGGCGGAGATCTGCTGGCCCGGGCTGACGATGACGTATTCAATGGTATTGGCCGGAAGGAACGGGTCCGCCGTCGTCGCGGTCTGTGTGCCATCACTGATGCGATAGCAACACGCCGAATCCGAGACCAGGCGGAGCTGGTAGGTTTCCGGTCCGAACGTGGTGCCGATCGCGGTGCTGGCGTCGAAGGCGATGGTTTGCGTCAGGCCGGTGCGGGAGGACGGCTGCTTGGGAAAGAACGACATCAGGCAGCCCTCACGGCGACGGAGAAGTACATCGGGATCGACGTGCCGCCGGCGCCAGAAGGCGCGAGCACGATCACATCGTCCTCGTTGAGATAGGTGGGCGAAGCCGGCACAGCCGAGAACAGCTGGCCCGCGGCGGCGCCAGTCTGCGGCACCGCGAACGCCGCAACGGCGTTCGAATTCACCGATACCGCTACGGTGCCGTCGGACGTGGTGATGACGCCGCCGAGAATGCCGGTGGCCTTCAGGAGGCGGCAGCGAAAGGGGGCGCGGATGTAGGCGGCAGCCGGCGCGCTGCCGCAGGAGGGCGTATAGGCCGTGAGATCGACCGTCGTGAGCGTGTGATGTCCGGGAAGCGGCATGTTGGTCTCCAGAAAAAGGGGCGGTCCGCGGACCGCCCCCTGAATGAAAGGGTGATCTGAGCGGATCAGGAGGTGGTGTTGTCGAACACGCCGCCGCTCGATTTCTCGTTGCGGGCGACCAGCGCGTATTCGGCAAGGATCTGCCGCCGGTCGGAGTCGCCGGTTTTCGCCAGCGGAATCGAGATCATGTTGCGGCCGTTGAGGTAGGCGACCGCCCACTTGTCCATCTCGAGCACCAGAACGTCGCGCGGCCGCTGGAAGCGGCTGGCCACGACCTTGAGCTTGCCGAAATCCGACTCGTAGGCGTCGACGGAGGCGACGATCTTCTTCGACTTGGCGTCCTCGATCGCAGTGGCGCGGCCGGTAAACGTCGAGAACACCTGCTTGTTGAAGGCGCCGGTCAGGATCGTGCCGGGCTTGCCGCCGTTGGTCCAGATCGAGGACAGCACGGATTTCAGCCGCGCCTCGGTGAACGCGATCGGGGTGCCATCGGTGCGCGTGCCGGTGCCGTCGGCCGCCGACGGATCGGCCGCGCCGCCGGCGGTGCCCTTCGAGGTGTTCGAGACGATCCACGACAGCACGGAAGCCGTCTTTCGCGGCGTCGAGGTGTTGCCGGCGAGCTTGGCCTGGCTGGTGCCGCACAGGATGGTTTCGAGGTCGCGCTTGAGCTCGAGACCCTTGAGCATCTCCTGATAGGCGAGCTCGTTGTCGCGGCCGGCGTGATCGACGGCCTGCTGGGTGCCGGACACGCGCGCGACCTTGTAGGAGATCTGGCAGAGGTTGCCGAGCCGAACCGTCGGGGTGGTGGCGTTGGTGTTCGGGTCGTCGCCTTCGAGCTGCGCGTTGGTGTTGTCGGCGGCCGCCAGCGCCTGGGTCTGCCATTCGTGATTGACGGCGGTGGCCTTCTCCTTCTCGACGCCGCTCATGAAGGGCGTGTCGACGGGATCGATGCGATAGATCATATCGCTGAGGTCTTCGCGGTTGCCGACCGCGGAGTAGGTGACGAAGGTGGAAGCGGGTAGAGACATGGATGTTCCCTGAAAGAGCCCATAAGATCCGCGCCGGGCACGGGTCATGGCCCGCGCCTGGTTCAGAGCGGAGCCGGGCCTGGTTGAGCTGGATGAGTTTGCGATCCCGGTTTGCGCGATGGCGCGGAAGCAAGACTTCCGGTTCGCGACTGGCGAGATCTGTTCGCCGGGGCGCCCGCGCATCGCGCGGGGTCAGCGTGTGAGGACGAGTGCCATCCGCCGGCGTTCAAGGCCGCGGCAAGCTGGAATTCTTCCGATGTTGAATATGTGCCGGTGATTTGCCCGACGTGTCAATGTGTGATGGTCTCTCAACGTATCGCAACGTGCGAAAGCATTCGGATCGACGCGGGATCTGTGAAACGGTCCGAGTTGGCCGGATCGTCGTCACGGACGGGCGCCGATGGAATAAACGGCGCGGTCCCTGCGCCTAGGAATTGCGCACCGCCCTGTTGGCTTTGACGCCAAAGGAGGTCTGCAATCATTCCAGGCAGCCCGCCTGATAGCGACGCGGGCGATCCACCAGGGTGCGAGTCGGGCGTCTGGCGCTGAATGATGCGCGGTGGGCCAAACAACCATTCAGGAGGTCGGGCGGGAGGATCGACATCGATCGGTGTTGGCAGGCTTGGGTCCGGCGGTGGTGGCGGCCGCGGCCGCGGCTGGAGCAACGGCGGTAGAGGTCCCCAATCGGGGATTTCGAAGTCGGGAAACTCCCCGAGTATCGTCGAAAAGAAGGGAGGCAGATAATAGCCTCGATAGTCAAGGAGCGGGTTCGGATGATCGGTGGGTTCGGGTAGTTTGGTCATCTTCGATACGCGAGTCTTCCTTAAGGATGGCGGAAACGCTTGAGGCAGGATCGTTAGAACCTGCCTTGGTTCACTGCGGAGAGCCAGCGGCACGATCTACGGGTCATAAACTACCGTCATATCCAGGTGCAGCCGGTCGACCATCTCGTCGATCTCGGCCTGATTTTCCGGATAGGCCTCATAGGATATTCTCGTCCGGAACAGTTGCGGAAAATAGCGGGGATGAAGAGTCCACCCGATATAGTGAGATGCGGCACTGTCGGCAAAAAGCCTCTTCGCGACTTTTCTCACGTAACGATTGTCCGGCGGAGGTTCGAAAAGCGGATCGACCATTCGCTTTTTGTAGAACTCGACTTGTGCCGACAGAACCGTCCGCCACTCCGTTTCATCGGCCGGCAGAGGTCGACAGGAACCGCGTTGCAGTCGAAATTCCCCGTCGCGCATTTTTCCGAGCGTGAACCGCGAGCAAGACGGGAATGCGGGATCGATGCTTTCGTAGTCCCAGGCAACGAGAGCTCCCTTAAGGACATAGGCTTCATCGGAGGCGATCAGAAGATAGTTTGCGCAACTCGACAGACACTCGTCGTACACGACGACTTCGGCATGCCGGTCGTGAAGAGCGTTGGCTAGTGCGATTGCGGACGCAATATCGCCCCCGGAGCTTCGAACGACGAATATTCCGCCCTCCTTGAGGCTCGTGACCAGCGCACGATCCGCGTCCTTATCGATCCGTCCGTCCAGGCAAAGAATCGCCTGGTCGGCGCTCAGGGCCATGGGGCGGGCAACGGGGCCGCGACAATAGTCGACCGCACGATGGTAGCTCTCCTTGTCAGCGGCCTGCGCTTGAGAATGGGCCTGGCCTGGCCAGAGCAGGAAGGTGAGGAAGACGAATGCGCACGATACCCCAAGAGGAAACAACACCGCGCTGCTTGCGAGTTGCCGAGATGGCGGCGATTGCACTTGCGAATTGCCCATGACATCCTGGCCGCGACACAGACGCATCAAGGGTCATCTAGAACAAATAGAGAACAATGTCAATTCACCGTCAGGTTGCGCAGTTCTCCGGCAGCTTGAAAAGCCGGCCCCGGCCAGGATGAGTGATTTTCCTTGCGTCTTCACAATATCCCGAACCTCTTCCGTCGCTCCGCGGTCTGCGCGAGGTCCCTCAATTCCGCCTGCGCCAGCCTGCCATTGGCGATGACGCCCATCAGGTGATCGCGCACCTTGCCGACGATGTTGATGGCGAGAAACAGCTTTTCCCGGCTAGCGGCGTCGTCGATCGTGGTGGCGCGCCAGGCCGCGACGTAGCCCTTTTCGAGGGTAGCGAAGGCTTCCGTGAGCAGATCGTTGTCCAGCAACTCCTGCGCGCGAACGGCGCGTGTCGTGGCCTCTCGCAGCCTGCTCTCATCGGCCATCGCCTTGCTCCGTTTTGTTGTTCGCCTGCGCACTACCTGCGGCCGCCGCAAGTCCGAGCGCAGTTTCCGTAACGTCCATCCGGTGCCGCGCCTCGGCATGCTGCATCTTCTGCGCCTCGCCGAGCGATTTCAGATGCGCATCGAGCAGCGCCATCCTGGCGTCGAGCCCGGCCCTGGTTCTGGCCAGCTCGACCTCGGCCTGGATCTTGACCTGCTGGTGGATGGTGTCGGCCTGCGCCCGCTCGCGCTCGGCCTGCGCCTTGTGCGCGGCCGCGAGCTGATCGGCCTGCAGCCTCGCCTGCAGCGCCAGCAATTTCGGATCGGGTGGCGGCGCCGGAGGCGCCGGCGGCGGATTGAGGAGCTGGCCGGTCTGCGGATTGACCGCGGTCGGATCGTTGAAGAAGCGATCCGGATTCCGATGCCCCATGATACGCGTCAGCTCGGAGGCGGTGTTGTAAAGCTCGCGGTCGCCGACCAGGTTGAGCTTGCCGCCGGCGACCAGCTCCTTCTGGATGTTGGCGATCGCCATGGTCTGCGCGAACTGCTGCGCCTTGCCCCCGGCCCCCAATCCCACATTGATGGTCATGTCGTCGCGGGTCTTCCAGTCGCGCGGGTCGACATTGACCCAGGCGTTGCGCAGCCGCACCGTCTGTTGCTGCTGGCCGTGCTTGCGGATCGTGCCGTGCAGCAGCGCGAAAATGTCACGCACGCCTTCGGCCATGACCCGCGCGATCAGTTTCACCCGCATTTGCGAGGCGGAGAACACCTGTGCGACTGCGGTCGCCGACTGGTTCTGCAGCGCATTGGCATCGATGCCCTGCGATTGTCTGGACAGGCCGGTGCGGGTCTCGAGCTCGGCGTCGAGATATTGCAGCATCGGATAGATCGAGGTGGTGATATCGGGCACCGCCTGCCAGTTCAGCCCGCCCGCGGTCTTGGTGCGGACCACGCCGCCGGGTCGCGACACCAGCAGGTCGTCGAGTGTGTTGGGCCCGGCGTTCGCTTCCGCGACCTCGACGCGGGGATTGTTGTGCAAATAGAGATTGTCGAGCGCGCCGCGCTTCAGCGCGGTCTTCTCCCGCTGCAGCGGCATCACGAGATCGGCGATCGAACGGCCGAAGAAGCGATGCGTGACCGGGACCGGGGTGGTTGCGGCGAATGGAACGGCGTCGAAGGGCGCGACGCATTCCCGGCCATCCTTCTTCAGGACCTCGCCCTGATCGCCGCCGGTGATGACCTGGTAGAGGCAGGGCCGGCCGCTGCCCTCGTAGTCCATCCGCACATAGTGCTCGGTGATGCGCACCAGCCGTGCGGCCGAGTTCACGCCGCCCGATCCGGTCGCAAAATGCTCCTCGACGGTGTCGCGCGCGAGCGTCTCGATCTCCGTCGTTCCCGTGTAGTCAGTGAGCGACCTGATCTGGTCCTCGTCAAAACCCTCGGCGATCAGCTGTCCTTCGGTCTTGGTGACGACCTCGTGGAAACAATAGTTGCAGTCGCGGATGCCCCGCGCGCCGCGTTCGATGCCGAACTCTTCCGGCGGCACGCCCATCACCCTCGCCTGCGCAAGCTTGCGCGTGCTGACGATGGTGACGTCGTGCGTTGCGGGGCGCGCCGGCAAGGCCGGCACGGCGGGCAAGGGATTGGCCATGGTGATGAACTCGTCGAAAAAATGAAGCGGACGCGGCGCAGCCTGAAACTGCTCAGCGATTTCCGCCCTGGATCGCCTGGTTGCGCATGTAATCCTGGATGAGACCGAACAGTCCGCCGGCGGGCGGCGCAGCTTGCGTCGGATCGGACGGGTCTACACCGCTCATCCAGGCGATCCGGCCCGGAAGCCCGAGGGACCCACCTTGCGGAGGACCAGAGGGAAGCGGGTTTGGCTGAGCGGAAACATCAAGAGGATTCCGCGCGGCACGATTTCTACCTGCGGCGCGGTCACCGGTTTGCGGTGCAGACCACGCCGACCCCGGCCCCGTCGTCCGTCCGGGGAGACTGTTTGATGACGGTGTGCCAGCTTCTGTCTGTGTCACCGGCACTATTGCGCCCGCAGCATCAACGGTCCAATTCTCGGGGTGCGAGAGAATATCTTGTATCAGTTGACCTTGCAGATACGCTCCGTGGGCGGCCCATCCCCCGGCGAGAGCGCCCGTCGGTCCCAAGACGGTCATGCCTGCCGCTGCCCCAGTTCGACCGGCCAGGGCTCCTCCGCCCCATATTCCCAGTCCCCAAAGCGCCTCCGATAGTCTCTCCCGATCCGACAAGGCCATCGTGAAGGACATCGTCACGCAACGGCGGAGCGTATCGTTTGAGAAACTCCTTCTGTGCTTCACTCTTCGCAATTTGCGCTATTATTCTAGTCAGAATATCTTGGAATGCCATTCTCTCCTCCAGGCGAGGCGAGGAATAAACCGACGGGGATGCATACGAGGCCGGAAATGCAGCAGGAACCTGGAGATGAAAGCGCTTCTGGCTGTTTCAAATCAGCGCTCCTGCACTCTGTTGGAATCATATTCTCATGTGCAGTCTGGTATTTGTTTCTTGGGCGAATAGGGATCCTAGTTGGAATCGGTGCGTACCTGGTCATGTTTTTTGCCATTGGTTTTGAACGCGTGTTTGCACCGCGTCAGCGAGAGTAGCTGGCTTCACCGAACCGAATCGGGTTTCGACCTGGGCAAATGCTTGAGGTCTGGTCAGTGTCTGTGGCGTGCTCGATGCCGAACTGTTCCGGCGGCACGCCCATCACCCTCGCCTGCGCAAGCTTGCGCGTGCTGACGATGGCGACGTCGTGCGTTGCGGGGCGCGCCGGCAAGGCCGGCACGGCGGGCAAGGGATTGGCCATGCTGAGGAACTCGTCGAAAATGAAGCGGAAGCGGCGCAGCCTGAAATGGCTCAGCGATTTCCGCCGTGGATGGCCTGGTTGCGCATGTAATCCTGAATGAGACCGAGCAGTCCGCCGGCGGGCGGCGCAGCTTGCGTCGGATCGGACGGGTCTACACCGCTCATCCAGGCGATCCGGCCCGGAAGCCCGAGGGGCCCACTTTGCGGAGTTTTCGGCAACTCAGGAGCGGACGGCGTTGCGGCGGGGATCGATTGCGGCGGCGCGGATGAATTGTCTCCGCTGACCGGAGGTGAGGGCTGAACCGCCTTACTGTCCGGGTAATCATATTCCCAGACGTTATATCTGTCGGGGATTCCCGCACCGCGCACCGAATCGCGGACAAGAGGTGTCATCCACGGTCGCCCGTAATCGGGTGCGGTTGCCCTTGGGCCGGGACCGTTCGGCCAGATGGAAAAAGGGCCGTACGGGCCAAAACCGTAAGTCATGCCAACTCCGGGCGTCCCGAAGCCATAACCGTTGGCGTTGCCGCTTCTTCCGATGTTGACTCCCACGGGCCCCGGTCCAAGAGTCCCCGAGATCGACAGTCCCGTCAGAAGCCCTTCAAGATCGTCAGTGGACCCGGCCGAACCGCTTGCCTTGGGACTCCCGAAATAGGCCTGCGGATAAAATCTCCCAAGATTGTCCACATACATGCCGCCGCCCACGCCCCACGGCGATCCCCAGGTCCCTCCACCATACGTTCCTTTGGTCATGACATCCCTTCGCGTTTACCCGCCGCCAAATACGTTTCCAGTGGCCCGTGACGTCGGCTCCAGTTCGCGGCGCGCCGCACAGGCATTTTTGCGTGCGCAAGTGCGCGCCGCCGGCGAGCCGCTACGGAGGCTATTCAATCAGCAAAGCAAGAAGCCGCATGTGCGCCGCCTTCGGCGGTCAGCGCTCCCCGGCGGCCTGGCTCTCAACGCGTCGACGGCTTTTCCGATAGGCCTTCTGGGACCGGATCGCGTCGACGAGGCCCACGAGACACAGGAACAGGGCGATGCAGCCGGGCACTACGTCAGGGACGGAGAAAAAGGCGAGCGAAGCGAAGAGCGTAGCGAGGCAAAAGCCCCACGCGGCGTGCAGGAAGTCGGCCTGCACGGGCAATGGCGTCGAAGGGCGAAATGCATATTCGGAAGCCGCGAAACGCGAGGTCAGGCCGTCCCGGAGTTCGGGAGGAAGAAAATCGACAATTGCGGCCTGAGCGGACCCACCTTTGAATATTGTCCAGCAAAAGGCCACAACGGCGGCGACCGCAAGGGCCTGGGTCATTTTACAAAGCCTCGCTCAGACAGTGAACCGTGACGCGCCGACTTCCGGCAGGGAAAAGCCGCCCGTGAGTGCACGATGACACCGACGGTTTTGGAAAGGAAGGTGCTCCGATATTCAGCTCGCAAGCCCGTCTCTCCGTCAACTGCTTGCTTCCGTTTTCCCCGAAGGCGCGGCCGCGTCATGCACGCTGTGCTCGACAATCTTCATCGCGCCGTTCGACTCCGCGACCGCCTGGGCCAGCAGCGTGAACTGGTCGTCCGTGAGATCGTAATAGGTCTCGCGGCTCTCCTCCTCGCGCTCCTCCCACCACACCTTGGCGAGGCCGACCTTGGAGAGCAGCGCATCCTTGATGAATGAATAGAGGACCATGAAGCCCGGATTCTGCTGCATGAAGACGTGATTGACGTAGTCGGTCTCCTGCTGGGCTGCGGCCTCGTCCTCGGGGCCGACCGGCTCGAAGCGCACGACCTCGTCGGAGCCGGCGAAGATGTCCATGAGCTGCGGCATCAGTCCCTCGATGGTGTCGGCGACGTCGGTGGAGACCGCGCGCGAGCGGCCGTCCTGCGCCGGCATGTCCTTGCGCATGTCGCCGAGGTAATAGTCCATGGCGTCCGCCCGCTCCTCGGCGAGGCGCGCCGCCGAGATCGCCGCGAGCGCATCCGCCTTCTCGGCGGCGAGCATGGCCTTCAGATCGAGCATCGACATTCTGGGCATGAAAATCTTTCCAAGCGTCAACATTAGAACGTTTCATGAACATCGTCAATCGCGTCGCTTCGCCGCCAGGTTGTGGCGGTTGCTCGCATGCTGAGCATGTTCGACGGCAGTAAAGGCGGGAGGAAACGGCTGGACGGCTATCCGAACATCTGCCGGACAGCCACGAGCGCGAGCAACGCCACGCCGAACGCCGCGATAACCGTTCCGACCTGCGCGGCGCGCGGCGTCGCGACGGCGTTTACGAGCAGCACGCCGGTAGCTAGGCTGAGCAGGCCGGTGATCGCGGCAAGATTGAGCGCATACATTTCAGGTCCAGAATTCTCGAGAGCAAGACATGTCCGAGACGTCACCGAGCGCCGGCAGGCGCCTCGCGCTGTTTCTCGACGGCACCTGGAACCAGGTTGCCGACAACACCAACATCTGGCGGTTTCGCGCGCTGGTTGCGCCGGCAGGAGCCGACGGCCGCGCGCAGCGCGCCTATTACTCGACCGGGCTCGGCACCAAGTTCGGCGAGCGCATCCGCGGCGGCATGTTCGGTGCCGGCATCGATACCGCGATCACTAGCGCCTATGAATGGCTGATCGACCACTACGAGGCCGGCGACGAGATCTTCATCTTCGGCTTCAGCCGCGGCGCCTACACCGCGCGAAGCCTTTCCGGCTTCATCTCCAAATGCGGGCTGTTGCGGCGCGGCGCCCCGCTCGGGGTGAACCAGCTCTACATGCGCTATCGCCGTCCGCAGCAGCTTACCATTCGCGAGCTGATCGCGGCGCAGGGTGAAGGCAAGACCGATTTCAGCTTCGAAGAGAACTGGATGCTGACATACACGCAGGCTGTTTCGATCAAATTTCTCGGCGTGTTCGACACCGTGGGCGCGCTCGGCGTACCGTTCCCGCTCATCCACCGGGCGAGAGGCACGGCGTACCCGTTCCTCAACACCGGATTGCGCCAGAACAACGAATATGCCTTCCACGCGCTCGCCATCGACGAGCACCGCAAGGCGTTCGCGCCGACGCTCTGGACCAACCAGGGGGCAACGAGCGCGAAACCAAGGCCGATCGAGCGCACCGAGCAGCGATGGTTCGTCGGCGCGCATGCCAATGTCGGCGGCGGCTGTTTCAGCGATCCGCTGGCGGCGATCCCGTTCAAATGGCTGGAGCGCAAGGCGGTGGCGCTCGGCCTCACCTTCCGCGACGGCTTTGCAATGGATGCGAACGCAGCGAGTGCGCCGATTTCGGATTCCTACGGCGAATTCATGGGGGGCCTGTATCGGCTGTTCACGCTGAACCGGCCATACTACCGGCCGATCGGCGTCCCGCCGAAGGCGGAAGGTTCAGGGGTCAGCAACATCAACGAGACGATCGATGCCTCGGTCTTCGGGCGCTTCCGCGATGACGGCGCCTATCGCCCGCCGGCGCTGCAGGCCTGGGCGAAATCCAAGGGCGCGGACCCTGAGAAGATCACGAGCTCGGTGCGGACGGATGATCCGAACATCGCGGTGGTTGATTGAGTGGGTAGAGAGAAGACCGCGAAGAAGCGACCGGAGATGGAAAAGGGAGCCGCAACTAAGCGGTGGCGGCAGGAAGAACGATAACGTTCAAACTGCCGAACGGCACTTCGGTCGATTCAATTCTTATTGTGGCTTCAATCGGGCCCTCAGACTGGACCGGGTAAGGAGAGAGCGCCGTTCTAATAACTATGCCAGCCAGTTGGTTACCTTTTGATTTGGCCTCTTCCATCGCGTTATGAACCAATGAACGGCTGACCTCGCCTGCTTTATGTGGCTCGTTGTTTGGAATACGAATGAACATCTCGATGGATCGAGGCTCATCAGTCGTTCGGACATAAAGACGCGTATAGATAGCGAGACGCGGAAGCAGAACTGGGACCGCAGGCACCACTATATTGTC